CTCGGGGACGTCCCTAGTCTTGAGACCCTCAAGATCAGATTCGGTCCAGGCGCCACGACGCAAGTCACAAGAAAAATGGCATCAGCCCGACGAAAGTTGAGTTCGATGCTCGCCTGTAGCGAAGACATGCTCCCTGGGATATCTACATACCTCAGTGAGCTCGAGCCCTGGGTCTTCATGAATAATGAAGATTCAGAGTTCGTAATAGCTTCTGTGGAAGTAAATCCTGGAAAGCTAGTCTTCGTCCCGAAAAGCGCGAAGATCGATAGGCCGGTAATCATTGAACCACCCATTAATGGTTTATTCCAATTAGGGGTGGGAGATTACATGACCCGTCGATTTAAACGCTTTGGTCTCGACCTTACCGACCAGACGCTTAATCAACGTTTGGCCAGAGAGGGGTCGTTAACCGGGGCTTTAGCAACCCTGGACCTTAAGTCTGCTTCCGACACAAACGCTAGGAGTCTGGTTTTTAACCTACTCCCTCTCGATTGGGCAGCGTTCCTCGCGGAACTATGCACAAGCGAAGTCGTTTATGAAGGTCGCAGGATCCGGCAAGAGAAATTCTCTAGTATGGGAAATGGTTTCACTTTCCAATTAGAGTCTTTAATTTTCTTCGCCCTGGCACATTCCGTGTGCAAAGAAGGAGAAATGGTATCTGTTTATGGGGACGATATTATCGTCCCTACTCATAGATACGACGCTCTTGTTAGGCTGCTAACTGCAGTTGGGTTCCTCGTGAACTCAGATAAGTCATTTTCCACAGGACTCTTTCGGGAGTCTTGTGGTTGTGACTTCTTATCGGGAATCAACATTCGCCCTTGTTATATCAAGGGTCCATTGGCTTGCTTTGACTTGTTCAGACTCCACAATTATTATGTGAGGTCTGGTCAAGTCGAGCAAGCCACCACTCTTCTGCTTACAGTCGCGCCTCATCTAAAAAGATGGGGACCTGACGGTTACGGCGATGGACACCTTCTGGGTGACCATCAGCTGAGGCCTCACGGCCGGCAGCGGGGTTGGAGTGGATACACGTTCGAGACATACAAGTTTAGAGCCAAAAAGGAAAGACTGGCAATCCTTCCTGGCGATAGACTGTATCCTGCCTATACGTCTTACGTGTCCTCGATGGGCG